GCAGGGGCACCGGGGCCGCGTTCGCGTTCCCGCGGATCCCGCCGGCGGGTGTGCCCGTGTTCCCGCTGGGAATCAGCCCGCGGCGGGGTGGCAGGGAACGGATTGCCGGGCGCATCGAAGGCGCGGGAACCGCCGGGGGCGGCGGTGTGACCACCGGGGAGGCGATGCCGGATCCGCAGCCCGGGGGCCGCTGGTAGACGGCGGGGCCGGTTGCGGTGAGCTGGTCCGCGACAGAAATGAGGCAGCCGGCGTTGACGTGCCCTGAGGCGGCGGTGCCGTTCTCAGCGCCGGTCGCGCCAGCGGTGGCTTTGGTGACGTCCCCGAAGATGACGCCGACATTCGTGCCGGACGCTGCGGAGGTGGAGACCTGGGTGACTTCGGCGGTGAACCCGGATGGGACGGTCAGGACGGCGGGGGTGCCACCGGAGCCGGCGTCGATCGCACCGAACCACAGAAGCTTGTCCCCAGCGAGCGTGGTGGTAATGCTGCCGGCGGCCACGGTGGTGCTGGAAGTGTTGATCTGCCCGGACGCGGGCGCCGGGTCGAACGGTGAGACGGAGTTGATGTTGTAGTACCCGGCGATGACCCCGGCCCACTGTTCCGGCGCGGAACAGGTGACAGTGACCGTTGACCCTTCGGCACCGGTGGCCACCCGGTACAGCAACTGGCAGGCACCCGACGTGCCGCTGACGACGGTGACAGCGGTCCACCCGGTGGCCGACCAGGAGATGACGCTGGACGTCCCGGCGTAACACCAGATGACGAGAATGTCACCGGGCTGGGTTCCGGCAGGGATGGTGAAGTTCAGTGGCGCGGCCCCGCCGGCGGTGGTGCCGGTGGAAGCGGTGGATGCGGCGCGGAGCGTGACAGGGCTGGCGGCGACGGTGCTCGTGCCGTAAGCCGCGCCACCCACACTGGCGCGCCGCGGGGAGGCGGAACGCGGGCCAGCCGGGCGGCGCGGCGCTGGCGACCCACGGGATGTGACGACCGTGGACGCGATCCCGGCGGCGCACAGGCCCAGCGACCCGGTGTGTGCCCGTGCGGTGGCCGGGCCGGGCCTGCTGCGCGGCGGCTGCTGGTATGCGGTGGCAACGGTCACCGTGACCGGCAGCGGGGCTGCTACCCCGTCGCCGCACTGCATGTTGTTGCCGGTGACCGCACGGTGGGGCGTGGGTGACCGGAACACGTACGGCTTCGGCTGGGACGGGATACCGGCGACGGGGGTGCCCGGTGCGGAAGCCGTGTAAGACTTCGACACCCGTCCGTAGCGCTGGCTTACGGGCCTGCGTGCCTGGACGGGTGCGCGCAAAGGCCGCAGCGGCGGGCCGGTGCCGGAGAACTGGCCGGGTGAGAACCGGGCACGGCCGCGGGCGGGAAGGTGCCTGCCTGCTACGGTCACCGGCTGGGAACGCGGGTGCAAAGGCGCGGGGCTGCCAGTGGACGCCAGCTTGAACGCGACGAGAAGCGTGCCCCAGTTGGTGGCCGTCCCCGTCAGTGCCCAGCTCGCGGACTCAGCGCCACCCGTGGAGTTGCCGTAGGCGATCGCGGCGGTGGCGTTGGAGTTGCTGTTGACATCATTGACGTCAGCGGTCAGAGCCGCGGGTGCGGTCCATGTTTCCGGGCCGCCGTCATCCCCGTAAACGGAAACCAGGTATTCGCTGGCGGCGGTGGAACTGTAGGTGGGTGACCCGGTGGAGGAGCCGCCGTTCCCCGAGTTGGACGCGAGCGTCCCGTCTGCCATCACCGTCGTGTTACCTGCCAGGAGCCCGGAAACTTCCTGGATGACGAGGGATATTGCGACGGACACCGATGCGGTAACGGTGATCGCAGGTTTGAGCCCCACGTCCCCGGCGGGCGTGTCCATGGCCCACAGGGACACGTCCATCGTCGTGCCGGTGGTGACGCGGCCGATCAGGGTCAGCGGGTTGCTGGCAGCGTCCTCAACGGAGGTGATGACAGTGTTCGCGTGGCCGTTGAGCCAGCACCCGACCGCCGCGATGATTTTCGTGCCCGCCGACGCGTTCGCCGTCGTGAACGTGGCCGTTTTCGTGGAAGCGGTGCCGGTGGCGGCTGCGGACGCCGACTGGATCCTCGTCCAGGCCACGGGCCGTCCCCTCCCTGGCGCCTAACCTGGCCTGGGGGACGTGGTTTACGTGATCTGCATCACCGGTGGTGGCGGGACGGCCGGGTAAGTGGGGGCCGCGCTGAACGAAGCGGCGGCGAGCGCGTACTGCTGGGATGTCATCGTCCACGCCGCTGTCCCGCCCGACGCCCCGGTCACGTCGTAGCAGAACGACATGCCGTCGTCGGAGTAGACGGAGACCATGCCCGGCGGTGTGGTGGTGAAAAACTCTGTCGTGCCGATCGCGGCGGCGGCGACGGTGAGGTCCCCGGCGTTGGCGAGCGGCACTCTTCCTGTGCAGGCGGTTCCTGTTCCCGCTGCTGTGGTCCCGGCGTTGGCGACGAGGACCCCGGCGGTTTCGAGGACGACGATGCACCAGTCGTTGCCTGACTGTGCGGTTTGCAATGTGACCGAGGTGACCTGTGCGGCGTTCACCCGCCATGCGACGAACGTGACGAGCCCACCGAAAGCGCTTGAGTAGACCGACGGCGGGAACTGGCTGTTCGCCGGCGAGAACTCCCACGGCGCCCCGGTGTTGTCGGTGACTGACGTGACCCCGGACGAGGTGGTCAGCGCCCCGGCGGTGAGGGCGAACACCACCCCCAGCACGATCATGGAACTGCCGTTGACCTGCTGCGGGCAGATGACGTCAGGGCCGTAGCCGACGGACGTGTAATACGACTGCGCCGGGCTGCCGAGCAGGGCGAGGGTCATTCCGAGAACACGGCCTCGATCTGGAACTGGGTCGCCGTCCCCGCCGACGAGCAGGTCAGCCAGATACCAGCGGAAGCGCTGATGGGGATACGCCATTCAGCGCCGGGTGTGACCCACTCGCCCCAGTTCGCCCCGGCAGTGAACGGGAGCACCATGTTCCACAGGAGTGCGGTGCCGATGGTGAACCCGGTGATCGCCGTCGAACCGGACCACCACGATGTCTGCGCCGCGACGTCCCCCGTGTTATGCGGGGATGGGGTCAGGGCCAGCCCAGCTGTACGGGCACCGGTGTTGCGGTACAAGCCGCAGGCGACAGTGCCGTTCGCCGGGTAAGACACCCCGGACCCGGACGCCAGGCCGATCCGGATGGCCTGAATGTCACAGGTCGCCGTTGATGGTGCTGTCGCCGCGAGCATCAGGGTCTGGGTGGTGGCGGCCAGTGTGATCAGCCCGGAGTCAACTGTGTATACACGTCCGAGCGCCAACAGGACCACTCCTTACGAGGACATGAAAAAAGCCCCGTGTGGGGCCTAGCGCAAAAGTGAATTTCCGTAAACAGAAATCCACTTTTAGAGCGGGTGAGGGATAGGGGGTGGTTTACCGGGCAGCCAGCGTTGCCGCTTCGGCAGCCATGTACGCCGCCTGCGCGCCCCACGGGTTGAACGCGTACGCGGACTGGTCGGTGACGTAGACGTTGCCGATGTTCGCCGCCTGCGACTGAGCAAGGACCATCTGCATGTACAAAGGCAGCGGCACGTCATACACGAGCGCCGAGAACCGGGACGCCGCATACGTGCCCACCCATGACGGCACTGAGGCGAGGAACGACGCCCACGACCCGTTCATGTAGTCGTTCTCGAAGATCACCGCGATGTCGGTGAATGCCATATACCCCTGGTCGGGGACGCTGCCGAAGTTCAGTACGGCGACCGCCCCGGTGACTCCATGGATCTGCGCGCACAGCGGCTGGTAGTAGGACGTCTCAACGCCGGTGAGACTCGACGCCCGGTCGATGAAAATGGACGTCACACCGGGGTACAGAACGTTCCATTCGGTGACGTTCGCTTCCGCCGTGGCGAGGGTGACCCCGCCGAGCGCGAAATCGGTGTCCACATAGCCGAGGACAGTGATCCCCGCCGCCTGCGCCGCACTGATCGCCGCCGCGTAGCTGGGGTCCACGCTTGACCCCGGCCCGGACGCCGGGTTGGCAACCACGTACTTCACCACGGGCGCGAGCTGGTTGCAGGTGGCGTAAAACGTTCCCAGGGTTGGGTACTGGTAGACGGGAACCAGCATCGACGTGGTGGCCTGCCTGTAAGCCGCCCAGGCGGGGTTCAGTTTCGTCCGCACCCGCTTCCCCGCAGCGCTGTTACTCGGTGAAGACCAGGTCCGTGTAGAACGGTGTCGAGTTCGCCGTCGAGCAGGTGACCGCGACCACCAGGCCGAACGCTGCCGTGGTGGGGACGACCCACTCGTAACCGGACGGCGGGAACTCCTCCCAGCTTGAGCCGGTGGTGAACGGCAGTTCCTGCTCCCACAGGACCAGTCCCGTTGTCGGCGCCGTTGACCATGTCGCGTACGACGTGGCGAGAGACGCCGGCGCGGCGGGGTCGTGCGGGTTCGGGGTGATCGCGGACGTGCCGACGATCGAGCCGGAGTTACCGGGGCGCATCAACTGGAACAGGACCGAAGCGCCAGCGGCGGCCGTGGTGACACCGATGTCGATGCGGATGCCGACGACGAACACACGCTTCGTGGTGGCGGGCTGAAGGCCGAGGATCGGCGTCCACGTCGACGCGTTCACTGTCGTACCGGTGGTACGGGCCGTATAGGTGTCAACGATGGCCATTACTGCTCCTTATGTGCGCACACGGGAAAACCCCCGGTCGTTGCGGCCGGGGGTGAGAGGGAAAGGGTCAGGCGGTCAAGGCTTTTTCGGTGCCGCCTTCTTGCCGAACGGTTTCGCGGCACCAGGGAACGCCTTCTTGGCCGTGCCTTTCGCTGGCGCGGCCTTCTTGCCGCTGGGCTTAGCTGCCGCGCCTTGCGCGGGCTTCGCGGTGCCTGCCATCCCGTGCTCCTTAACGGCCAGCTAGCTGCAAGCCATTGTTTGAGTTCCTTCTCTGGAATTGCAATGTGGCCTTCTGGATCACGGGCATGAGCGCGGTGGCGAGTTCCTGCTGATTGCCAATGAGCCCGTTGACGGTCAGGTTGAATACCACTGACGCGTTGCCAGCGCCACCTGCCCCGCCCGCTATGGACCCGTGAGCGCCCGCTGTCATCGCGGAAGCCAGCCGTCCCGCCGCCGCCCCGACAAGGCCCTGGCTGGAATCCATGCCGTTGACGAGGCCCTGCGCGAACATCTGCCCCTCGTAATGCGCTTTCTTGCTCGGCGACAGTGACCCGAGCGCACTTTTGACCGCATTGATCGCCGACTTCGCGATCGACTCAGCCGCCGAGGTGACCGCACCGGCCATTGACTCAATCCCGTGAATGAACCCGAGGATCAGATTCCGGCCCAGGTCGGCCATGGTGCCGACGAACCCGGACAGCAGGGCACTGATAACGGAGATGACGCCATGGATGGCATCGGAAGCGAGTTTCTTCAGGTCGGCCCAGGCTTTCGACCAGTGCCCGGTGATGATGTCGAGGGTCAGTGCGATCGTGTCCCGGACCATGTTCATCGCGAACCGGACGTAGGCCGCGATCACGTTCCAGACAGTCTTAACGATGTCGCGGACCAGGCCCCATGCGACCTGCCAGATGTCCACGATGACGGCGAGGCCGATTTTGATGTCCATGACCATGACGGTCATCGCGATCCTGACGATCCCGCTGATCAGCGCCCACGCGACCTTGGCGACTTCCTCGATCTCTTTATGGTTCTGCTGCCACCATTTCGTGAACGCCGCGATCTGCTGCTTGATGAACGCGAGCGGGCCGTTCACGAACCAGGTGATGACCGCCCCGGCTGCGCGCATCGCCATAGCCCATGCGGCCTTGAAGAAATTGGCTAGGTCGGCAACCGCGTCCCGTACGGCCTTGCAGTGCTTGTAAAGCTCGTACAGGCCGACGGCGAGGGCAATGACGGCGATCAGAACCCACATCCACGGCTCGGCGTCGGTGATGACACCAAGCATCGCCTCAACGCCTTCAAGCATCTTGAACGCGCCGACGAGGACAAGGACAGCCCCGGCCGCAGCGGCGATGACCGGGTATTTCTGCAGCATCGTGAAAAACTTCGCCAGCGCGCCGACAATTTTCGTGACGGCAGGCAGCAGGACTTCGCCGAACCTGATGGCCAGAGCGTCAAGAGATGATTTCAGATCTGCCCATTGCTGGCCGACCGTTTTTTGCGTGTTCGCCCACGCCGCACCGAACTCATTAGCACCAGCGGCGAGTTTCGGGAGTTTGCCCTGCACCCGGCTTAGCTGATCAACCAGGACACCGATGCCGGCGCCGGCGCGTTTCCCGAAAATGTCGGTGATCTCGCGGCCCCAGTCAGACATGGGGATTTTCGCGGCCTTCAGGTGGTCAACGAACTCGGCGAGCGCAGCGGTCAGGCCATGGTGTTCCATCGTGTCGCCGAGCTGGGTCATGGACAGATTGAGGCCCGCCAGTTCCGGGGCACCTGTTTTGATCGGCGCAAGCATGGCCTGCCACGACATCCGCAGGTCAGTCGCCGCTTTAGCGCCGCGAATATTATTGTCACCAAATGTGTCGAGAGCCGCGCCGACCTGGTCAAGTGACTGGCCATAAAGTTTGGCGGAAGCCATAATACCGGTGCCCATTGCGGTGACCAGATCCTGCATGGTCATGTCACCCTGGCCGACAATGGCGTTCAGTGCACCCATCGCCTGGCTGTAGTTCTGCGTGCCCTTGACCCCGGAAACAACCGCTGCGTCAAGCGCGTTCTGCGTGTCGACCAGGTCTGACCCGCCGACCCGTGCGCCTTCCGCGCCGGTCTTCAGGATCTCCATCGCTTTCGCGCCAGTAATACCGACCGACTCGAAGGATGATTCGACGTGGTAGAGGGCTTGCGCGAGCGATGTGGGGCTTTCCCCAACCTGCCCGGAGAGTTGCAGGACGGCGTTGCCGAGTCCCTTGATCTTGGACTGGGACACCCCGGCCTGGGTGTTCAGCATCGTCATCTGGGTCTGGAACTTCGCGGCCTTGTCCACCGAGTAGGCGATGGCGGCACCGACGGCGAGGAACGCCATCTTCGACCCGGACCCCATCGTGGCCGTTTTAGCGCCGGCACCTTCGGCTGCGGTCCCGGCTTCCCCGCTTGCGACCGCCATCCGGTCAGCGGCCACGGCAGCCTCGTCAAGGCCAGCGACAGCGGCGTCCGCAGCTTCGGCGAGCCGGTCGATCGCCACGGCGGCGTCATCCGCTGCTACGGCAGTGGCGTCGTTGGCCTCAATGACCCGTTCCTGGGCTTCCGCGGCTTCGGTGGCGGCGGCGGCGGCGCGTTCCTCCGCCTCGGCTAGCCGTGTCGCAGCTTCTGCTGCTGCGTCATCGCTGGCCGCTGCCGCTCCGCCGCCAGCCCCGGTTTCGTCGAGGCGGGCTGAGGCTTCCGCCGCGGCGTCGATGGAGGCGGCAAGGTCGTCCGTCGCCGTGATCATCTCTTCGACGCCGGACAGGTAGGCACTTGCGTTAACGGCAAATTCCTGGACGACGGGCGTGAAGCCACCAGGCACGGGGTTTCACCCCCGCACGCCTAGAGGTCCAGTACCGCCTCGAACCCGGAGATGGCCGCCTTCTGCCCGAGCCCCGACTCGATCAGCCGCTCAACGCTGATCTTCATCCACGGCCTCGGGGGGATTGTCACCTGCGGCCCGAAGAACCCTGCGGTCGGATTCCCGAGCTGCGGGAAGTTCTTCGCGCGGATCGTCGCCCCGAACTCCTGCACGGCGGCGTAGATGATGACCGACCCGAGCGCCTGCGACCACGTAGCAGGCCCCGTGGGCGCGGCCGGGGTGCGTGCCACCGACCGCCGCAGCGCCCCGGAGATGAGCCCTGGCGGCCCTCCTGGCGGGTTGGGTGTCGGCGTCCCCAGCGCGTGCGCCCCCGTGGACAGGGTCAGCTTGGTCATCGTTTCCCCCGCACGGGAGAGGGCTTGCACGCTTGCCCGTGGCGCGTCGGATTCCACCTTGGCAGCGACGGCCCGCAGGCGGTCAGCGACTTCCTGGGCGGCGTTCACCGGGAACCTCCCGGGTGCGGCATGATCAGGGGATGAGCGAATCTCTTGGCTGGCTGGTCCAGTTGACGTGCTGCGGCCGGGACAATGGCACCTACGGCACGCGCACTTGGCAGGAGGCCGACGACTTTCGGGAGATTTACCTGTCGGCCCCTGGCCATGACCGGTCAGCGATCATCGTGACGGGCTCTGATGACCTAACCAGCGGGATGGTCTGGGCGTGACGCCAGCGGCACGGAGCGCGGCGGAAGCCGTTGAGCGGATTGCCCGTGAGCGAGGCTGGGGCATTGGCGAATACGCAGCGCGGCTCATGGCCGAAGCGGCGTGCTCGTTCTACGACGACGTGGTGACAGGCAGGCGGATCGCTCACCGGCCGCAGTGGGAGCATCCGGGGTACCGCGACCACCTGCGGCAGCACATGCGGCGCGACCTGCTGGATCTGATCACCCGCCAGGGCTACGTGCCCATCGCACTACCGCACGAGGAAGTCAGGTTCGTGACGGGCGGCATCCTTGACCCTGGGAACCAGCACGAGGTGCCCGAGTCGGCCGACTGGCAGACAGTCGTCGTGACCCTGGAATGCCCCGTGCGCAGGCCACCGGTTGATCGCGCCGACGCAGTGAAGGCCGGCCTGCTCAACGGTCCCGCACCGCACGATCAGTGAGTCCGGCTAACGGCTGCGCCTCCGCACGTGATCCGCCTCGCACTTGCGCCGGATACCGGAGATGTCCATGCAGTACCGCTGCACGTACGGCGGTGTTTCTTGCAGCGCCTTCCACGACCAGCCCATTTCCTTCATCAATTCGTAGTGAACCCACTCTTGCGGCGGCGGGACGTTCCCCGACCATGTCCCGTCGTAGATGGACTCACACGGGCCTAGGACGGTGTCCCAGTACCCTCCTGGCTCGCCGGGGTCCGCGGAGGGTTTATGCCG